CACCTTTGAGCGCCATAATGAGTACTAAAATTATCATATGCACAGCCCTAATTACAATTGGGACTTGTGTACCAGTTTTATTGAACCATATGAAGAAAGCCAAGAAGTCCTTGGTTTACCTCGATCAGGCAACGGATTCATCCACAGTTGTTGATTCATCTGAAGATGTCCCTGCTGACCTGATAGAGAAGTCGGAAATCCAAGAAGAGGGTATATTGAGACATAGCGTAACCAAAAGAAATCGTTATAAATTTACTGTAGCACTTGTCCAAACACTGAAAAATGAGTTTGGATTCATTGAGCCCACAGCTCTTAATATTAAAACTATTAGATCAGCTGCTGGACGCATCATGAAACAACATGGGGTACGTGAATCTCATCAATTCGACATTATGCAGCAATTGTTGCCAGCTGTGTTTACACTTACTGATGCCGAAATTGAAGCCAAACGGAAACTCAATCAGTTAACTAATCCACATTGGTTTATCTTGTTTATGAGATGGACCTTTGGCACCAATCGATTCGTCGATAGGTGTCATCGTGGTGATCTCAACTGAGGGGGTTTGAGGATCGTTAAGGGGGTGGATCACAAATCCGTATTGTCCCACCCAGATCTGACCTTAACGCACAACCTCGGGTATACCCTCAGATCACTCAAACAAGCGAGAGGGAGACGCATGTTTGTTTTAGATGGTATTTCTCCTATCGGTGACACACATTTGGGAGTGAACAATTCAAATGTTGACAGTGTTTATACCGCACTAACACACCGATTATTTTATCCTAAGGTTAATGGTGTACACGCACTTACACCCAAACCCACACAAGGAGGCATCGATAAATTGAACAAGGTCGTTAAGTTAATCGGTAGTAAGATAGGACGTCTCAACCCAGGAACGCATCAAGATGTTATTGATACGTATACGGGCTCTAGAAAGACTATCTACTCAAAGGCTGCAGAAAGTCTACGGGTCATCCCCGTCTGCCGCGCTGATTCGTATATTAAATTTTTTCAAAAGATAGAGAAAATAGACACTTCTAAACCTCCACGTGGTATAATGCCCCGTAACCCTAGGTATAATATTGAATTAGCCACATTTCTCAAGCTCAATGAGAAACGCATCATACAAGGTATTAATAATTTGTATGGTTATCATGTTGTGGCTAAGGGCATGAATGTAGTTGACATGGGATGTGAAACATTACAATATTGGAATACATTTAACCATCCTTGTGCAATAATGTTGGATGCTACCAAATTTGATGCACATGTCAGCAAAGAAATTCTACAATGTGAGCATGGACTATACAAGAAATGTTTTGGCAAAAATTTACTACTTAATCAGTTACTTTCCTGGCAATTAAACAACCATGGTGTTGCATATTGCCATGATGGTAAAATTACTTATAATATAGAAGGTACACGATGTTCTGGAGATATTAATACCTCATTAGGTAATATTATCTTGATGTGTTCAATGGTTTATCAAATGTTACAAGAAAAACATATTAAAGAACATCGAGTAGTAAATAATGGTGATGACTGCTATATCATAGTTGAAAAACATGATAAAGCAAAAATACTTGATGGCATTTATGATTACTTTTTGCAATTCGGATTTAATATACGAGTTGATGGTGTCGTTACGCAATTGGAAGATATTAGATTTTGTCAGATGGCACCTATACGTACCACTGATGGAGCCGTTATGGTTAGAGACATCAAAAACATATTTGCCAAAGATGTTATGTCGTCACATGACTTAACAAATACTAAAGTTAGACGCAAATGGGCCTATGCAGTTGGATATGGTGGCCTTGCGATGTATGGAAACATACCAATTTTAAGAGACTTTTACTCAATGTATTTGGAGTCAGGATTGCCATCACGTTTTGAATATGATCCTGAATTAAGACAGTCAGCATGGTTTTGGTGGGGACGCGGATTAAAACCATATTACAGTCATGTTGATGATGTCACAAGAATTTCTTTCTACCATGCATTTGGTATTACCCCAGATACCCAAATGCTTATGGAAGAATCCTTCAATGATAAGCAGGCGTTGATACGCGACCCGCCGCTTATCAATGAAGAGGATAGGTAGCAATCGTGGGGGTGAGCATGACACTAACATGCAGTTGTAAGATTTTACAGACCACATATATTATGAATACCACACAAACACAACGCAAACCTAGACGTCGTAGACGCAACAACAAAAATGCCAACTTTACTGATTTATCAGCACAGACTAGTTTAGTAAATGCACCTGTTGCAGCCAACCGTTCATCACGCCGCAACACTAGTCGTACATTACGTTTTACTGAATGTGAACGTATTACCACTATTAGTGGTTCAACAGCCTTCTCTGTTGGTACGTCTATTTCATGCAACCCGGGCTTATCAGCAAGCTTTCCATGGCTTTCTGGACATGCCCAATTGTTTGAGAAATATAAAGTGCATAAATTAATTTTCCGGTATAAGAACCTTAAGGGTACTAGCAGTGCTGGTAATATTTTAATGTCATTTGATTACGACTCCTTGGATGCAGCACCAACAACTGCTATAGCTATGACACAATCTACAAAGTATATAGATGGTGCCCCTTGGAGAATTTTCGAATTAAATGTTCCATCTGATAATAGGACACTTTTTACGCGACCTGGCCCTGTTCCTGGTGCAGACCTCAAAACTTATGATATGGGAGTATTATATGTTGCAGCTGAAGGATGTGCTGATACCACAGACCATGGTTATTTAGAGGTGGAATATGACATTGAATTAATGCAGAAACAACCCACAACTACGTCAATAATTGCTGGAGCTGTTCTGTCATCAGCATGTTATGGCATTTCTGCTACTACAACAGCATCAGAAACAGTCACATTTGACTTGTTGCAGACCACCGATACATTAGGTGGATCTATGTCTAGTGGAGTATATACCATACCAATTGATGGGACATACCTTATTGAAGTCAGTATGTTTAATGTGTCTGGTGGAATAGAGCTGTTCCTTAATGGATCAGCATTTACTAACGCGATCAAGACTCAAAATTCAAATATATCCAGTTTGGCACAGCTAACTGCAAATGATACGATATCAGTTTTTAAGAATGGCGGTTCTGCAACCGATCATCCAGGTAGCTTGATTACCTTTATTCGTATCTTATAAATACTACAACTGTATTGTGGAATGCCACCACACTTATAGGGAGGATTTTACTACACAACATTAGACTGTTGGGGCGATAGTAGTAATTTCTCATGAACATATGCACTGACTAATAATAGTAGAAGGTCGGGTTGATGGATTGGTCTCCATCGGAGTATACACTCTCACACTATGTGTATATGACCGAACCCCGTAAACGGACCTCGTGGTGTGACAACTATTATTTAGCCATTTAAGCAATGTTTACCTCCATAAAAATGAGTTTCTTCAGAAATACTAGTCCTAGTATAAAT